TTAAATGTTATAGCATTTGTATCTTTATCGAAAGATGAACTCGTTAATATACCACTTGACTCCTGTACAACATTTGATGCGAGATCTTTACCATTATAGTTTCCATTAGGTATAGATACAGTTGTACTGTTAATCGTAAATGTATTATTTCGTTCGTTAATTAAGAATTGACTATTATGTATACGTGCTGATATCATGGAAATCTTAGTGACGTCATAAATGGGTGATTTTAAAGTAACAACATAGTCTGCAGGATTTGGATAAGAAATTGGATCTCTTTCGCCACTATCTATGTCTAAGGTATGGACCTTCATTAAAATATAGTAGTATTATTTTAATGAGTGTTTTTATTTACATTTATTATTTACGAAAGACTATGTGTCAATGGATTATTATATAATTGGTTTTTAGCTATATCCAAACCATTATTAGAAACATTTGGATTAGGCATACCCTTGTATGCATTAAATTGATTATAATCGTTATTTCTATAATTCTGTGTCCATCCACCACTTACTGAATTAATTCTTCCATCTGTTCGAGATGTATCTGATCTAACAGATGTAACCATACCACCTTGGTTTAGAGCATCTGCCCGAACATTCATTCGACCTGGTCCTGCTGCTCTACCCGCCTTACCTCTTCTTTCTGAAGGTCTAAAACCAAATTTCATTAATTCATCAACTGTATGCGAATCCCCATACGTTCGCTTTTCCCCAATTTTATTTGCTGGTGAAGTCATATACCCGTGAACAAACTTGTTAATGTTTGGACCTGGAGCATTTTGATATGAATACGCTTCAATATTACCATCTTTCTTATTACGTGTTGGTTCTTGTGCGCGAGTAAGAGCGGAAGTAAATCTTTTTGGTGCTGCTGTACCGAGTGTGTCGGTTCGCATACCAGTTTCCGATCTATTTGTAGTGCGTTTTGTTCTTTCATGTTCACTTCGTGGTGTTCTACCTGACATACCCTGGGCGCGTCCCGTCGATGGTGGAAGACGATCTGGGAGAAATGCCGTCTTTTCTGGTCTATTATTTCCAAGTTCACCAGCAACACCTCTTCTACCACCCTTTGAATCAAAGGCTGGTCCAGATCGTCCTGGAAGAGTTGTTAACCTATACGCACCAACATTTTCTGGATTTATTCTGAAAAGTTGTTGGTGTCCACCAACTGCTGGTACACTTGGATCAACACCAAGACCTGGACCAACGAGTTGTTTTTCAACTGGTGAAAGATTATTCATCACACCACCATCATACATCATTCTACTTCGCATATCTAAAACTTCACCTCCAGAAGATCTCGTTTGTTGGGAAATATCTCCAAATGAAGATACTTCCTGTTTATTTTGATAAGTTGGTTCAACAAGTGGCGAAAGTGGACCAAGATAAGACGAATCAATTGTTATATCACGATCAGATTCGGATATAATTCTTGATTCATCTTCTATAGATTTGCCATCAATTGAATATTTTTCTTCGTCAGATTTACTTAATTTACGACCTGTATAAACTAGTGCTGCTATAGCTAATATGGATATAGGGTCAGCCATTCTTAATTCTTGCTAACATTTTTATTAAGATATCTTTGCTGAAATAAACCATTTTGAACATCGGCTCTACTACTCGAAGGTTCGTATGTTCGGGTTCTGAGTGGAACTTTACATTCAACATTTTGTAATGGGTGTAAGTATTTTTCATGTGTTTTAACTAATAATTTGTTAAATTGAGATGTAGATTGTGGTCTAAGTAAATCACTCGTTTCTATATATTGTGCTGGTGCTCCCTTACCTGCCTTGAATGGAGCTGTTCCATAAAGCATGGTATTTGGTCTCGAAGAACCATAATTAAGAGTACTGGGCTGAGGATATACAAACACTTCTTCGGTCGCACAGACTGGTGGGACCGCTTTATCTGTAACAATTTTCATTCCTGGTTGAAGCTGATACGCCATTTTATATTATATAAACATTTTGTTTACAAAAATCGAGTATCAGGTGTATGTTTATTTTTTAAATAATTATGCCGAATGTCCAACTGCAAAACCCGAACCCCTGTGCATACCACTTCTCTTATCATCATTTGGATCTAATCCCGCAAACGCTTCGAGTTGAACACCTCTCGCATTAGGATCACATAAGCGTGGGTCTTGTCTACACGTTAATTCACCTTTTTTACCGTGTATAAAAGCATAATGTGGGTCACCGCCTAAACTTGTATCTGGCATTGTGACAAATTGTCTCGAAAACGCATTTCTTTGATATTCTGGCATGGAAGATCTCGAACGCGATGGACCATATTTAACACCGTTTGTTACTTTATTATTAACGTGTGTCTTTACAGTTGGATAATAACAGGCGCTTGGTCTATTTGGTCTATCCGAAAAATCACTCATGAGTACATTTCCCATTGGATTATCTTCTGTTGGTAATTGACACGCTCCTGAAGAACCCAATTGTCCTTCCGTAGGTCTAGCTAAAGCATTTTTTACCATATCTGATTTTTCCATTATGTATAGAACACCCAATGCAGTTCCTCCTATAACAAATATACGTACGTCACGTCTAATAAGATATACAATACAAGTCGCATAAATTATAAATCGAGATGCGGAATTAATACGTTCTTCTGGTGTGTGTTTAGTTGATGGCCAAAATTCTAATATTTTATCTGATCGAATGAGTTGTTTTGGATCGTCGAACCAAGATGTCATTTATATAACATGAGTTTATTTTTTTGCACCACCCAACATACCACCCAACATACCCTGCATAGTTTTCATCAATGCCGCTTCGTCCAATTCACCACCTTCACCACCTTCACCACCAATTTGATCTGCACATTGTTTTGCAACAGATTCAATCATTTTTAATGTATCTGGTGGTATAGTTTTGATAGTTGTACCTAACATGTACAACGTTTGACAATATTGCCATATAGCATCTTTCGTACTCTCTGAACATGTTGACCAGTGTTCAGAAAGTTTGACATTCGATAAAAAATCAAAATTTTCAGATTCTTTAAGAAAAAATTCTTCATCCCTTGATGATAATTTATCCGCGTAAGGAGAAACATTTGTCATAAATCCATCAACTACTAATCTTGGATTCGTTTCTTTCATTAAATCAAAAGCTGACATGCATTTTTTTAAACCTTTTTCTTCTGGAAAAGTTCTATGAAGTTCCATAAGAAATTGACCCATCATTTCATTGAAAGCGGTCACGGAAGCCATTTTTTATATATAGTATGTGTGTACTATCTTTAAGTAAAGAATTTTAAAATGGTTCAGTAGATATACTTTCTTTCTTACCTAATCCGTTTGTAACTATAAAAAAAACTAAAATTGCAACAAGTGCTGCTGGTTTTGTATAAGAACTCAATTGAAGTTTACCTTCGTTGTTAAGTTTTGCCTTGAAATGCACGTATCCTGCTGTAATGAAACCCGCAATTATACCTGCCCATGCTGGATCTCTTAAATAATCTTCGAACTCCATTTAATATAATTGAGGTTTTTTTCTATGAGAATCGGGTGCATCTGGAAACAAAACACCATCGTCTTCCTGTTGAATATTTTGTTGTTGTCTTACACCCGTGTTTATAGTTTTAAATTCATTATCAACGAATGATTGTTGTGGAATTTGTAGTTCTTCTCGAGGCATTTCCATTGTTTCTTCTTGAGGCATTCCCATTGGTTCTTCTTGAGGCATTCCCATTGGTTCTTCTTCAGGTATTCCACCCATAGATTCTTGATTAGTTTCTGAATTAAATGGTTCTTCTGTAGTTTCTTCATGTGAACCTTCAAGAATTTCTGGATCTTCGGAATCACCGATTTCAGTTTCATTTAAGTCCAAATCTTGACCTTCTTGTGTTTGAGACATATAAGTTTGTAATATTTGTTGAACAGGTATGAGTTCTTTGACAGCATTTTCTACGCATGTAGAAAAACGTTCAAACAATTTATCATTTCTCGAATGTTCATTTTGACTATCGTGATAAATATAAGGATCATTGTATAAAGACTCGGCAACTTTATTATGACACATTTGAATAAAAACTTCGTTCGTTGGGAGTTTAAGTGATATTTTCTTGTTATCTTTACTCAAACGAACAGCTGATAAAATTTTAACACAACTAACAAATACTGCAGCGAGAAGATCATTAAACCACGCACATCTATTAGCGATATTATCGGTATGTTGTTTGGACATGGCGTCGCTCCAATTTGGAACTTCCTTTAAAAGTTTTTGATACATAATAAGTACCTTTCTCCCCTTAGATAATTTATACGCTTCTTCATACATCTCTTCAAAAGTCTCAATCATAACCGGACACATAAGTAAACAAAGTTGACCCAAATATTCTCTTTTAGCTTCTACGAGTATATTGAGGTTATCCATTTATGATAAAGGGGAATTTTTTTATATACGGTTTACCGCGCTGTCCTGTATTTATTTGCAGTCTTTTTTAGGTTTATTAGCGTTGGGAAATCTTCTAAAGTATCATTATTCTCTTCTTCTTTCAATTTTTCACTTTTTATCTTTTTAGGTCTCCATGATATACACAATTCAAATTCACCAATTACCTGTACAGTAAACCCACCAATGTTCAATTGTCTTATTAAATATTGAGTAGCCTTTGTCCTGTCAAAATGAGGGTATCCCATGACAAAAGAAGGAATTTGTACAAAGAGATATTTTTGACCCATTTCAACAGATTGACGTATTTTCTTAGAAATTTGTTCGTATAATTTCGTATAGGTTTCTTTCTTCAGTCTATTACGTTTTTCAGCTAAACGCGATATTTCATCTATACTGATCATTACAATAAAGAAAAATTATTATTTTTCAATTATTACTCAAATTGATTTGATTATTATAAAATATAAAGGTCTCATGTTTTATCACCGTACATGGTTTGTGAATCCAAAATCTTTTTATCAACAAATCTGTTAATTTTTATCATATCAAGTTCAGCTTGTCTAACACCGGTATAATCTACAAACTCTTTTGTTAAAGATGGGTTAGTAAATACACTTATTTTATCATCAGAAGGTGGTATAACATGTAATGGTTGTGTACTCAATGATAATACAGCAACACTTGGTTTATCTACTATTTTAACACGCTTAGCCGTTTTTAAATTTTCTAATTTTTTCATATCCCTTTTTAAACGTATCTTTTCAATTTCATTCAATTTTTTTTCATTTTGTATTTTATCTTCAATATATTCTTCGGCTATATCTATAAGATTGTCTGAAAATTGATTTTTTGAATCATTGTCGATATACTTCTGATCTCCTATTTCTCTAAGTTCTATACGGGAACCTTCATTCAATACACGAATATCTGCAGAAACAGCAAAACCAAATGGAAACCCACCATATTTAACTGCTATAAACATGAACCTATAAACTGGTGTTAAATTTTCTTTATGAATATAAGATTTAACTTTTACAGTTTCAATTATATAAGTACAGAGTTTAGTCTTTTTATAAATTTCTTTATTTGTTTGTAAAATTATTTCTTGCATGAGATCGTTTGATAATGACATTAAACTGTCATTTTCTCTATATTTCGATAAATCTATACCCGTTTCTGGTAAAACTACTTCACTCGCTTTTTTATACCCACCAAAGTACGTTTCTACCCTGGAACTGTATATAAGTATCAGGATAATCACTATAATGAAAATGATTTTATTCATATATTATTAATTTTTATTTTTATTTTATTAAAATTGTGATTTTAATACGTTATTTTTTTATCAAATTAATTTAATATGTCCCTTTTAATATTTAGTCCACAATGTAATCATAGTTTGGATATAATTGATTATATATCAAAAAATGAAACTTTAAAAAATATAGTTTCATACCATAACATCAACAAATTGGGTATACCCCCCCAATTTAAAAATAAAATAACACGTGTACCGACATTATTAACTAAAAATGGGAAACTTTTAGTGGGAAACGAAATTAAAAACTGGCTCGAATCTATTTTACCAGTACAGGAAATAGAAATGTGTGGTTTTGGTAGTTGTGATATGACTAGTTTAGAAGAACCTGAAAATAATAAACAAATGTTTGGATTAGATAATTATGGTATGTCTCTACAACCTTCAATGACACCGGAATTAGAAGAAAAAATAAATCGTAGTGTAAACGAAGCCTATAATTCACATACTAAACAATAATTAAAGAAATGATTACTCTGTTATGTAATGAAATTAGCTACAGTTCAAGCATCAGCTATAAAATCAACATTTGAAGTTTTAAAAGATATACTAAACGATGTTAATATATATTTTAAACCAAGTGGTATGTATATAGTTACACTTGACACAGCGAGGGCATCTCTTGTAGATATGTTTTTAGCAGCAGATAATTTTGAAGAATATAAATGTGAAAATGAAATAGTTGCCGGTATAAATGTTTCTAATACTTTCAAACTTTTGAAATCTATATCAAACACAGATGTTCTCATCATGTCAATAGATACAAAAGAGTATATGAATGTAGAAATACACAGTGATACAAAGAAATCGTGTACAAAATTTCAATTAAAATTACTAGACATAAACGAAAATCAAATTGAAGTACCGGAAATGAACATGACAACAATAACACCAATGGCATCTTCAGATTTTCAGAGAATATGCAGAGATATGTATAACATAGGTACTGACATAGAAATAACCCGAAGTGCAAAACAATTTAAATTGAAATGTAATGGTGATTTTGCCAATCAAGAAACTACTATAGAATGTATAGAAGAAAGTGAGTGTATATCTGGTATATACTCCCTTCGATACATGAATATATTTACTAAAGCTACGGGTATGTGTTCAACTGTTCAAATTATGCAAGAAGATAAAAATAGATTTTTGATTTTAAAATATAATGTCGCGAATCTTGGTGATCTTAAATTTTATTTAGCAACTAAAGCAGTTGATAACGATGAAGAATAAAAAAATTAAGGTACACTTAAATCTGATATAAAACCAGACGTTGTATCTATAATTTTATTCATTCCCAAAGCGTTTTTTATTTTTATACTAGTATATTCATTTTTTAATGTATCTTTATCGTAATATAACATGTCACTGATTTTAATATCTTTTTTACCGTAAAAATTACCTCGGGGTCCCGCGTACCTTTTAATTTTACTCAATATATCCTTTACAGGTTTATCATACGAATCAAGCAAAACTGCACTCACGATTGGTATGTTAAATATTATACCAGATGTCTTTTCTGGTGGCCATTCATGATTCATATCATATGTTAAATACTTATACATTTTACCATTAAACCAATATTTTATACGAATAACAGTTTTTAAAACATTATTTGGTATACAATTATCTTTATAATTAACACCTTTTAAATCTTTATAAAAAGATTCAGTGTTACCATCCCATTCGGAATATTCGCTTATCCAAAAATCGTCTATTTCTTCCGGTATCACTTTATTATCGATATAATATTCCATTGAATGATCTACAATTTCATAATCTGGTTTATAAATAAAAATTTTTAAATTATCGTATACCCATATTATAACATTAGTTAAAAGATTAATTATCATATTAAATAATATATATGGAAGGTAATTTTTTAAGCCGTTATAATAATAAATTAGACACTTGGAGAAAGTCTATAGAAAGTGATCCTTCTAATAAATCCATGTATGAATATGAAATGTCAAATTATATAATACAATGTATGCCTTACATGAAACAGCATACGGATGAATCTAATAGGGAAGTAACTACAGATAATGTTTTTAATTGTAAAGAAACAACTGGATTACAAAGAAAAGATATATTTAATGAGTATCTCGCCATAGTAGAAAAAGTTAATGTAGATAGACCTATAGAGAAAATATCGGAAAAATGTCCAAATTGTATCGATAGCCGGGTATACCATTTTACAGATTCGAGTGATCTTGTTTGTGAAGAGTGTGGTTTAATCATAGCAAAACTAATAAGCGAAGAATTAACATATAGAGAAGAACAAGAAACTTCCGAAAAAATAATAAACTATTCGTATAAACGAGAAAATCATTTTAACGAATGGTTGTCACAATTCCAAGCACAAGAAACAACAAACATACCAAAAGAAGTTATAGAAGAACTACGTAACGAATTAAAAAAGATTAAAATAAAAGTTGTTACCGAAATTACACATGCACGTGTTCGAAGTCTTTTAAAAAAACTAAAACTTAACAAATATTATGAACATGTTCCTTATATAACAAATATACTTAGTGGTATATCACCACCAAAAATGCCACAGGAATTAGAAGAGCGGTTACGTATAATGTTTAAGGATATACAAAAACCATTCGATAAAAATTGTCCCACGGAAAGGAAAAACTTTTTAAGTTACTCGTATGTACTATACAAATTTTGTGAACTCTTAAGTGAAGATAAATACTTAAAATATTTTCCACTTTTGAAATCTAAGGAAAAGTTATATCAACAGGATGTTATATGGAAAAAAATATGTATAGATCTTCATTGGGAATATATACCAACCATATAGTAAAAAATAATTCTCCGTTTATATAAATGGATAATTATACACCACCACGAGTGACACCGCGTAATTCGAGATCTGGTTCACCAAATCACATGAATAACATAACACAACGGTTTCGTAATCAGATTAGAGTCCGCCCAGAATCAACAACAGTCAGACGAAGAGTATCAGACAATGCATCACCGTTAGTAAGACATCACGAATATGTGCGGTCAAGACTTAAACCACTTATATATAGACCCATACCCGACCCAAAACAAATAATAGAAAAAAAAATTATTTGGAAAAAGATAAATTTACCAGATAATAAAAATAATAGACAAGATATTATAACGTATAAAAACTTAAAATCGGGTGATAAGGTCATACGTTTGGCAAATAACAAGTTTATTAAACAAAGTACTTTAAAGAATCTGATAAAATCTCAATGGAATGAAAAATACTCTATCAAACAAATTTATAGTTTAAGAAATCAGAATAGACTATTCAAAATACATCCTTTACGTAAAAATAATAAGCGAGAAAGTATTGAATTTGTAAAGTTTAAGTAATATTTAAAGAAAAAACACTTAAATATATAATGAACGATCCTTATTATAATTTCTGTTTAGAAGAAATCAAGTTTTACACGGAAAAGATTGATGAAATTATAAAAGAAGGACTTAAGGACCCCAAAAAGTATTATGAAGAATCCAAAAGTGAATGGAAAAAGATATATCAAATGATTCCAGTCATGTATTTAATGAATCAGGTTCAGGAAAAAGAAAAGGAAAAAAACACTTATATTCCCACCTTACCATAAATTTTGTGTGTATAATATAATAATGGGTGAACGTACTATTATAAAAAACGGAAAAAATAACACGGAATTAACAAATAAAGAAAAAAGTATCAAAAGAATATTTAATCAATATTACTATATCAATACACCAAAACCAAAACCAATACAGAAACGAAAATCAAAACCAGTTCCGACTCAAAAAAATAAAAATAAAACCTGGGAACAAAAACTCAAAAATGCTAAAACGAAACAAAATCTTCGAAAAATATTCATTCAAGCTTCTAAAGAATTGCATCCAAATAAAGGTGGTACAAGCACTAATTTTAATAAAATGTTTAAATTATACACTAATCTATCCCAACGTATCTAACTTCCAATTCTGTGTTTACTGTTGGTGGGAAATTAATTAGATACGAGTGTCTAAGACCAGTTAAACGAAGGTAGTTTTGAGCCTGTGTTACCATAACATCAGTTACATTCTTAACAGATTTGAGTTCGAGTACGGTTTCACTATTCAAAATCAAATCTGCGCGTAAATTTCCAACAATGTGACCCATAAACTCTATAGGAACTATTCTTTCTGATTCGTATGGTATTTTTTCGCTTCTAAGTAGGACTTCCATCGCTTTATGATATACACACTCGCTATAGCCGGGACCCAATTTTTGATAGACGGTTTCAGCATATTCTCTAACCATTACTTATATAAAAATCATTATCTTTATATAAGTAATATATTAATCATCTTTATCGGTAATCGTTGGGTTAATATTTAATTCAGGTATTTCTTCTTTTATATCTATGACATATCTATTTTTATTATCAGTTGGTGATACAGTAACAATTCGACATTTATTCGTACTTATAATTCTTTGATTTTCAACTCTAATCGGTATGGTTATTGGTGTACACAGTAACATCCACATCTTTTACTTTATAAAAATATTTTTAACCCAAGTCAATATTTGACACTTTAAAATATAAAACTAAAAATGAAATCTATTTATAAAACTTGTATTAACGGTGAATTTGACGAATTAAAAAAACGTCGTAACGAAATTGATGAAATAATTGAAGACGTCCCAAATGAAGGTGATGATTTGAGAGAAGATGAAGACGATTTAAGTTTTGCAGTAGCATTCTGTAAAGATCACGATACGAGTTTGGAAATGTATAAATATCTATATGAAGAGTGTAATTACCCTAAACATTGTAAATTATTTGCTATGATAGGGGCAGTCGCATCAAGAAATGCAAAACTTATCAATTACATGTATAATAACATCAACGAAAATGAAAAAGTAGATTTTCTAGGTGAACTAGATAATGAACTTGCGATCACGGACCATCCTAGTTCAAATGTATTCATAGAATACGCTTTATTCGAATTAAACAAGGACTGACTAAATTTTTTACATAGTTAAAATTTTAATAATTAATAAAAGTAATGAGACCACAACCTTTTGTAAACAAATTTATCCGCTCAACTATACCTAATACTATTAATGCCCAACACCTAGCAATCATTATTTCTTATAATGGTCCAAGATTTCAAACGTCTATTTTAAGTATAGATATACACGCTTCACCTATTCTTTCGTATAACTTTAATCTCGGGTACGAATCTTCAAGTGAATTGTTACCAGGACTTGAAAATGGGTATATACATCCCATATCCCTTTTTAATTTAAGTGGTCACGAAGGCGTTTGGGCCGACCTTAACGTAGTAAACTCGATAGTCGATAAAAAATATGTATTTTACGACGATAAAGTTTGGTCTCGTGATGAATATTATTCGTCTATAAGTGATTTTTTATTACATTTAAGAATGAAGTATTCTTGGTCCGGAGTTATCGATAGTGACTGTGGATTTTATAGTCCGTCTACACGCAATCGTGAAAATGAAAAATCAGAAAATGAAAAAGCGGCAGAGTCCATTATGGAAATCATCGATAAAAATTCACAAAATTTACCCGAAGGTGATTATTTAAAAATGTGTGAAATTTTAACTAAAATTAGAAAAATTTAACACAAACAAGTTATTTAAAGTGTACGCGATATATAAAAATATTATGAAATTAAGAATCGCATCCACATTTTCTGGATGTGGTGGGTTAGATTATGCATTTCACGAAATGAAAGATGATTTTGATGTTGTTTTCGTAAACGATTTTGATAAAGACTCATGTAACACTTACGAAAAAAATTTTAATTTTAAACCCGTATATGAAGACATATGTAAACTAGAATCAATTCCAGATTGTGATGTATTAACGGGTGGGTTTCCATGTCAAGGTTTTTCTCTAGCAAATACATTGAGATCCGAAGAAGATAACAGAAATACTCTATACCTTCAATTAGTTCGGTTATTAAAACTAAAAAAACCTAAATATTTCGTATTTGAAAACGTTAAAGGTATACGAAGTATAGGTGGATACGAATCTAACGAAGATAAGAAACTTGGTAGAGGTAAAGTCATTAAAATGATAGAAAAAGATCTCGAAGAGTGTGGATACGACGTACACATTAAACTATTCAGAATGAAATGGTATGACATACCACAAAATAGAGAACGAATCATATTTTTAGGTATTCGTAACGATATAGCAAAACACGTGGATTTTCAATGGCCCGAAGAGAAACAGATAATAACTAAAACATTAAAAGACGCCATATATGATCTATCAATTGAATACGATGATAGTATTCAACACGTAGGAACCAAACATAAAGTAAAAGTTACGGGGTTTCTTGGTAATAGAATTCTAGATTGGGATAAAGTATCACCCACAATTACGGGTCGGGGAGGTGGGACGGGTGGTCCGGTTATAAATATACACCCGAGTCAAAAAAGGCGTATGACTGTTCGAGAATATGCGAGAATACAAACATTCCCCGATAAATTCGTGTTTTGTGGGTGTGTAACTTCTATGTATAGACAAATTGGTAACGCTGTTCCACCTAAGTTTTCCTTTATAATAGCAAATTTATTACTAAATTTAGAAACCTATTTAAAATAAAGACTATAATAATTGTTAATGGAACTTACACCTGATGTTTGGCACCCGTGGACGTTAAAATCTGAAAATATCTCATTTGAAGGTGATACGAGTAGGAAAATAGGAAGTGGTGAATTAAAAATTGCGAGTGAACTTGATATAAATACAGGTGTTGGTGGTCAAAATAATGTTTCCGATCTCTACCACAAAGATTTGGGAAATATTAGTATTAAAAATATGACTTCGGATGATTGTAGACTTGGGGCAGATTCACAAGAAGGTAGCTTTAAAATTCTGAACAAACTTATTTTATTACACACTTGGTCAGAAAAATACATG